GCAAGGCAATAAAATAAGAGCCTGCATTGGCTCTTGGTTGACGAGTTACATTTTTCTCCCACCTACTAAATGGCAATATCATAATCGAATCTGGTTCAAACAACAATGGCTATTACCGTAAATATGCAGATGGAACATTGGAAATGTGGGGATACACTAAAATAAAATTTACATTTGCTGGCGATAAATGGGGGAATGATTTTTATATAAGTAGACAAAGACGAGTTACTTTTCCTATACCGAGTTTAACCGAAGCTATTGTAAATATAAATACATGGAACAATTCTATTTGTTTTGTTAACCTATCTACGATTGCTGATAACAAAACAGAATTTTTACTATATATGGTCAAAGGAAGTGGTGCAGATTATGATAGTTTTGTATGTTGGCAAGCAATTGGAACGTGGAAATAAACTATTCTGGCAATTTTCCTATTGTCATCCATAAATAGTGACTTGGATAATTTGAATTAGTTCTTTGCATATAAATTTTGAATTCTTCTGTTGTTCTTACATCGTTTGCGCCGTCATCACCAAGCCAGCTTTTAGATACAAGGTTCGCATTGTGTGTCCATGTATGAGTTACAAAATAATTACTAGATTCATAAGGGATTCTTAATTTAATATTAGCTGTGGCATTTGTGGATTTAGTTGATCCACTTCCCCATTGGATTGCATATTGCCCTAAAATAATAACTCCCGGCTGCGGAATATTACCGTCTATTTTATTGCCATTTAGTGACTCGATCATTTCTTCCAAATCCGGTATTTTATGAATTATTTTAAACATTTGCTCTACCCCTATGATGTTGATTCCCTCTAATTTAACCCTCCACAGTGGTAATTCCCTTAGCTTGCCTCCCTCGTATAAATTTTCTTTCGTTAGTTCTGGATCTTCTGCCACGACTCCCGGTGTGCCCTTTTTTACTTCGATTTTAAATTTATCAATTCCTTTTTCTCCCGTTGTTGAAAATACAGCTGTTATAATATCATTTCTGTTCTTTGATATTTCCCCATTTTCTATGGTCATGTCGGAATAATCTCCGTATACTGTTCTTGCGATGTGTCCTCCGACACAAATTACGCCATTACTCACTCGTACTTGATTATTATTAATGACAGTAGCTTTCATTCGGTCTCCGATTGTGAATACTCCATCTTCTCCGAAAATACTTTGATATATCGCTGCATCGTCTTCCGCTATTATATGCGCTTCTTCCTCTGGCGGAGTATTTAGCGTAATCCCTCTAAGTCCCATCTAATCATCTCCCTTCACTTTATACTCGATTGTTGCTTTTCCATTACTTATTTTTAATATTTTTCTTGTAATAGGTTTTCGTACTTCTGTCCCTGTTATTTGTTCGTATCCTCCAATAATGTCTCCCAGTTCAAAATCTTCGTTATCTACCGTAACATTAACCTCTTTGCTGTTCTGTAATTCTTTTAAGCGTTTTATCCCATCTTCTTCCAATTTTGTTGCATCTGCGCTTGTGAAGCTATATAAGGCTGCTCTTTCATCGATCCCCTTATAATGCTGTGTTTTCCCTATGCTGCCATCTTTTTGTACATATAGGTGTAAAATGATACGTTCTTGATTCTGCCCTTCCCCTGCACAGATTAAGTGATTTATTCCTCTTCTATTGTCTGTCACGTCAAAATCAACATCATAGTCTTGACTGTATTCTATATTAGAGTAATCTGTAATCGGTTCAGCCTTGAGCCATACTGCCCCGTTTTCAGACCCTTCCGGCTTCTTGTATGTTATATTTAGACGATATCCTTTTTCTCCAAGGAATTTCATAATCGCATCGTATAAAGTTGCAAACCTTTCTACTTTGTAATTCTTCAACATCACTCCTGTGTTTTCTCGATCTACAATAAATAAACTTCCGAATTTATCTCCAACCAACTGATCAATGCATTCATTCAGTTCACCGTCAAGTACGATACATTCTTCATTATTCGGTGGTTCTAATATTTTTTTTGTTAATAATCCCCTCCATGTTTCACCCGACCATGTGATCTTATTTGTCTTTGTTGACACTTTCATTTTTTCAGTCAATCCACCAAATTCGGTCTCTGGAACATATATTCTACATCCATAATGTAATACATCTGCATCTTTCATATTTAGAGTTAATTCAAGGTCTGATTTACCTTCTCCGATTTCCGCATCTAATTCTACACTTTCCAGATATCCAATTTCTTTTCCTTCTTTAGATGCTGCTATTAGTAAAAATGGAAATTCTACGTTTTTTATCTTTTCTTCTGTTTCCACGGTGGTACTCCCTTCTTTTCGAATACAATTAGCTCAAAATTGAACTTCCCAAACGATACTTCACATCGCCCCGGTGGTATTTTTTCAAATATCGTTCTGCCTTTGAAATGAAATAGATTGTCTTCTGTTCCATTAATCCTTTTTTTAATCACGGTTCTTTTTTCACTATTTATTTCTACGTATTCTCCCTCTTCAATTATCGAGTGTAACGTATGTGCGCATCCTGCAATATTGACTTGTGGATTGACTACTTGTCCGTATACTCTTAGCAAAAAATCAGATGGCGCATGGTTTCCATTGATTATGCTTCTGTATCTTTGGCCGTTTGCGTATCTGTAATTATATTTATATGGATATTTTTTATTGTCCGTTGATGTATCGTCAGTTGTTTCAAATTTAAATTCATTTTCTTTTATCCAAAACATATGTGGAGCCACTATTTCTATTTCATTTTGAATAGCATAAAACATTTCTTCATAATCTTTTGGATCTTCTGACAACACAAAGCATTCTAAATAATATCCGTTTACCCATAATTTTCCTTCTTTTCCTGCATATATATCCTTTTCTGTAATTCTCTCCAGTTTGTTCATGCACAGTTCATATTCTTCCTGTGAATTTGCAAATATAGACAGCGTTAGCTTTATACTTTCCGCTGTCTTGTATATTTGCTCTATACTTGATCTATTTCTCGCCTTATCGTCTGACGCATCATATTTCCATTTTCTTCCGTATAATGGTGTGATGTCTTCGATTGCCACTGGGAAGTCCGACATGTCAAATATTTCTCTTTCTGTATTTTCGTAATATATTGTCATGCGATAACTCCTCCATCTCTTAAAATTCTCATTACTTCTCTTTCATTGATTGTTCCGATTATCGGTTGTTTTGATAATGCTTCAGCCAATTTGTCGTAGTTAATCAAATCCCTCTTCTCGTACTCTACCTGCTGCATTGCCCTATTCACAGATTCTTCTACGTATCCCATTAACTTAGATATTGGCGCTACTGCTTCCGGCCCCGCCTCTCCTACTCCTTTCCATCCATGCATGGTCGGGAATAATGTTGGCCTATCAAATATCGCTCCGTCTTTATACCATTTGATGGAGAACTTCGGCGTTGATGGCGGCGTAAGCGAAAATTTTCCGCTTATACTGATATGTGGTAATTTTAGATTTGGTAGCTTCCAAGAGAAATTAAAAAATCCTTTGATTGCATCTATCGCACTTTTCACCGCATTCTTTGCCGACGTGATTTTGGTTGAAATTGCATTGTATATATTTGTGAATATTGTTTTTACTGACGAATATGCTGATGTAATCGGCGTGATAATGCTTGTCTTTACTAAATTAAAACCAGCCATAACAATAGACTTCGCCTGACTTACTTTTCCTGATATTGCAGTGCATATCTGGCTGAAGAATGATTTCACAGATGTGTATGCTGATGTAATCGGCGTGATGATATACGTCTTCACTAAGTTGAATCCTGCCAAGACAATAGATTTCACTGTTTGAATCGCACCTGACACCGTTGTTTTGATGCTGGTCCATGCGCCTGTAACAATTTCTTTGCAATTTTCCCAAATAAATCGAAATGGTAATGTAATGATTTGGAATCCAAACGAGAAGATCTCTCCGATAAACATAATTCCAACCTTCACAATATTTCCAATTGTCTGAAATACCCCCGATACCGTTTCCCCGATTCCGCGAAATTTTTCTGCAACGCCTTCTATAAATCCGGTGATTCCGCATGTTTCAAGAAGCGAACTGAAAAAGGAAAAAATCCCAGACACGAACCCTGTCAGTGCGCCGGACACTAAATCCCATAATCCGCCGAATATCTCGCCAATTCCGGTTATAAATGTGGAAGCTCCTTCTTTTGCCAATTCCAAGTCACCGGTAAATATTCCAACGATTATAGATCCTAAACCGGATAGTACGTCTACGACTCCTCCGATTATCGTAATAATCGGTTCAATTGCACTTACCAGCGCATTAAATGTTCCGGATAATGCTGCAATCGTTGGCAGGAAATAGATGGCCAGCATCGTTGCCAGCACTTTGAAAAAGTTCGTTAAACCTGTTAGTTTTTCTGAGAGCCCTGAAAACTTCTCTTTTATCCCGTCTATCTTGTCTCCAAAATCAATTTTTTCCAGAAAGCCTTGTATTACTTCCTTAAATCCTTCCCACATTCCAGTGAAGAACTCTCGGAAGTCTTCGCTTTTATTCCACAGTAACACCAGTATTGCTATTACTGCGGCTACTGCGGCCACAATCGCTAATGCTGGTCCCAGTGGCGCCGCCATTGCTGTTGCTGCTGCGGTTCCGCTTCCTGTGGCTGCCGCTCCTGCTCCTGCAAACATTCCAGCGAGTTTCGATCCTACTCCCATTACTGCCGATATTCCTGTTGATACTTTACCGATTCCGATCAGCAGTGGTGATAATATGGCCACAAACGCTACAATTCCAAGTATTGTCTTCTGTGTGCCTTGATCTAAGCCTGCAATTTTTTCCGTGAAGCCTACGATTTTTTCTGTTGCATTTCCAATCATCGGTAAAAAAATAGATCCCAGTGTAATTCCTACATCGAAAATATTATTTCCCATTCGCTTTAACTGGTTGACTGTTGTTCCATATCTTTTCTCCGCTTCCTCTGTCAATGCTGTATTCTCTTCCCAAGCTGTCTTTCCTGTTTCTATTGCTGATGTGAATACATCACTTGCGTTTGCGGATCGGAGTAACGCGTCTCTCATTCTTGTCTCAGTGATTCCCATATCATCTAAGACTTTGATTGCAGACTCTGTCTCTCCTCCACATTTTGATAGTCCAACAATAAAGGTTTCCATCGCTCCGGTCGCGTCTTCTTTGAATTTTCTCGCAAATTCGTCTGTGCTCATTCCGGCTACGTCAGCCCAATCCTTCAGAGAATCGCTGTTCGTTTCAACTGCTAACTGCATCTCAACCATCGCCTTCGAAAATGCAGTACCTCCAGCCTGCGCTTCCATGCCAACGGAAGACAGCGCTGTGGCAAGCGCCAAGATATCCGATTCTGACATCCCAATCTGTGTTCCTGCGGATGCTAAGTTTTGTGCCATTCCTAAGATTTCAGGTTCTGTTGTAGCGTATTTATTTCCAAGATCCACGATGGTGCTTCCAACTTTTCTATATTTTTCCTCCGCAGACATACTTTTATCTGCTGCAAGTCCTGTTATATTTGAAAATTTAGCAATAGAGCTTGCCGCTTCTTCTGCCGCCAAATCTGTTGAAACTCCCATATCAATCATTACTCGCGTAAATCCTAAAATATCTTCTGTCTTCACGCCAAGTTGTCCGGCGGTTTCTGCGACTTTGGATATTTCTGTTACAGAAGCCGGAATCTCTTTCGCCATGTCGCGAATTCCATTTTCTAAGTCTTTATAACTGTAGGTGCATTTTCCATTGGCATCGTAAACTTCGTCTGTGGTTTTCATTACTCCTGCGAAAGCGTCTTCAAATGTGATAGCTGCTGCCCCTGCTCCTGCAAGCCCTGCTGCGGCTGCTGTACTTACTCCTCGTAAGCTCTGCCCTACTTTTGTTGCCCCCGAACCGAACTTCTCAAAGCCCGTCTTCATCGAATCTAACTGCGTGGATTGGTTCTTCAACTCCGTCGTTGTTTGATTGATTTCATTTTGAATGGCTTGCTGCTGTGTTTTCGCTTCTACCAACTTTGATTTTAAATCGGCATACTCCGCAGAATTCTCTCCCACTTCTCTACCACAGGTATCTAATGCCTGTTCTAATGTTTTTACTTTTGTGGCTGATTCCTTTGCCTTTTCCCCTAAAAGATTCTGCTTTTCTTTTAAGAGCTCTGTTTTATTCGCAGTTCCTTCCAGTTTTGTCGCATTCAGTTCTAACTCCTGATCTAGCTGACGCATATTCGAATCTGATTTCTCGATGGACTGTGATAACTCGCTATTAGCGTTTTTCTGTTCTCTTAGCTTCGCATTCGTCTGATCTATTTCATTTTGGATTGCCTGCTGTACATTTTGCGATTCCGTTAATTCGCGTTGCCACTTTTGTGCCTCTGCCGAATTTTCGCCGAAAATTCGTTTTGCTTCGCTCAGTTTATTATTTAACAGCACCGTCTTTTCTCTACTCGACACGAGTTCGCTGGTGAGTATTTTCTGTCGATTTTTTAATAATTCTGTGGACTCTCCTGCTCCCTTCATCTGAGTGGCGTTCAATCTCAGTTCCGCCCGCAAAGTTTTCAGACTGGCATCCATTTTTTTAATTCCTGCGGTAAACTGACTTGTGTTTGTCGTGAATGTTACCTTTGCTTTTCTTTCTCCTGCTAATAGATCACTTCCTTTCCATCATTTTTTCTTCTGCGTAGTTTTTCCAAGCGTTTACAGCACTTCTGTTTTCTACTATTGTCATTAAAAACGACCATTCTGAGTACCAAAATAAGTCTTCGCTTACACCCATAAGATCTACAAAATAAGTATAAAAATCTTCGACTCCCTCCATTTCAAATGGTGGGAGTCGAAGTGTCGCTTTGCTTTTCTTTTTTATTGCTCTTCGGAAGGCTGTTCGGAAGGTTGCTTTTTTTCCGGCTTGATCATATCCTGCACTTTCTGGACATTGTATCCGTAATTTTGATTCGCACCCTCGATAAATTCTCTGTAAGACATTGGCATTTCTTCGTCTTGGTTTGCACATAGATAGGTGTTGTATAATAACTCATATACCCCTTCTACATCTTCTTCGCTCGGCCCTGCCATCATTAGCTTACTTAACCTTCTGTAGGCATCTTTGTTTTTTCCTTTTAACTTTAATAAGAGTACCGGAGCTGTAGACATTAATACAATCTCTCCATCCTCCATTTCATATTCTGTATAATTAATTTTCGGATTCTTCGTCATTTTCTAACTCCTCTTCCTTAGTTTCTTCTTCTGTTTCCGGTTCCAGTTCCAGTTCTACTTCGCAGATTCTTTCTAAAAGCCGCTTTTTAGTTCCGCTTGTATCCAGCTTCATATCTTCTGCCAATTTCCGCAGATCTTTTACACTCCATTTCTTCATTTCCTCTATGTCTAAATGACTTTTTTCTTCCTGCACCTCTTCGATGTATGAGCCTTCTTTCAAAATTTCCGTAGCTCTCTCCTTGGAAAGTTCGATGATTTCTCCTACTCTGATAGTATTTTTTGTATTTTTATCAATAAATGATTGTTTCGCTTTGTATTTTTTTGTTTTTTCCATGATTTCTCTCCTTATGCCATTTCAAGTTTTACTAACTCTGGAGTAAATAATTCTAACCATTTTGTTTTCAGGTCTTCGTCTGTCAAATCTGTAACAACCGCTTCGTACATTCCGTTTCCTTCTTCATCCGGTGTGATCGCAAGTTCTAATTCAATCTCTGCAATTTCTTCCGCACCGTTTTCTACCTTTCTTGTAAGCGCCGTCTGAATGGTGCAATTAGGGTATGCTTTTAATTTTTCATTGTCATCTTCATCCAATACTAATGCTGTTACGCAAAATACCGGATGCAATGACTTTGTGCCATATGCAATCACCCCGTCTTTTAATCCTTCCTGCTTCATTCCATACATTTCCGCAAAGAGATCCTGTGCCATGTGCATACTTGCCTTGATGGTTCCGTTTCCTGTTCCTTTAGTTCTTGACTTACTTACTACGCCTCTGCATTTTTTTACTACCGTTTTTACCTCTAGCTCTTCTTCCCATGTTCCTACACATTCGTTAATATCGGCTTTTGCTGCTTCTCCGATCTTGATTCCGATTTTTCTTACTTCTGCTTCGGAAAATACTTTTTCTGTAATTCCTGCCATTACATTTCCTCCAATCTTTCTAATAATTTTTCAATTATTTGGTTTGCAATTTCTTCAGACGCATCACTTGCTCCCTCGAACATAAACTGTTGGTTTCCGTAGTGTCTATTTGTATCTGATCCGTCGTCCGGAAAGTATAGATAGTGATATGCCCCCTTGGTATGGATTTTCACGGATAGGTTTCCCGCGGTTTTTCTAAAAGGATCTACGCTTTTTGCCGGTGCATTTTTTCTTGATGGCCAAGTCCTTCCGGATACCGGTAATTTGTCATGAATTTTTTCTTTGATCAAATCTCCTCCGACTCCCGCCAAATATGTGTTTATTACATTTTCCGCTTCTGATCCATCAGAAAAATTTTCCACTACATCTATAATTCTTTCAAAATCTTTTACATCGACTTCGAAATAACTCATACGCTACAGTCCTTTTCTATTTTGTAAAATTCCATTGTGCATATTTCCACCACGCATTCCCCCGACTTTTCTACGTATTCATACACGACATCTCCGTCGGTTCTCTTAAAGCCTGCCTCCCGCATCGTCTTTATTACTTTTTGTTCCAGTTCTTCTGTTATTTCGTCTTCTTTGATAATTGCCACGAACCATTTTTTCTTTTTCCCTTTTCCGCCTTCCAGCTTCTGCATTCTTCTTTTTCCGTAAACAATACAATCCCAGAAATCCCTATCTCCGAATCTTGCGCGTCCATAATACACTTCTTCTTCGATTTTCCTTAATGCTTCTTCGATTTTATCTTTCAATTCTCCTTACCTCTTCTAAGTAAAAATAGAGCTCTTTTTTTTCTTTGTCCCTGTCAATATGGATAATCGCATATATTACGCCTTCAATTACGACGTTTCTATTCGTGTCCATATTTCCATCATCCGGTGTTACTATTTTAAGTTCCAGATGGTTTCCTAACTGCTCTGCGAACTCGATATCCTGCTGCCGCCTCGTTTTTTCGTCATAATACAAGAAGCCCAGATATTCAAGATCATCTAGGCTTCTTACATTCTTTTTTATGTCCTTTTTTTTGTAAAATTTAGCGATACCATCACTGTAGCTGTTCTTTTTTCTCCCTTTCATATTTTACCTCGTACTTGTGCCTTTCCGTCAGAATCTCTCTTTTATAGTTAGCTTCAAATTCATCTTCGGCGTCATTCCAAGCATAAAGACAATATTTTTCAAATAATGCCCTTGTACCTCCCGGCTTTCCAAGTAATTCATCATCTTTTTCCTGAATTCCGAGTTTATGTAAGAGAAACGGTACCGCATCTTCTACGATTCTCTTGATTTTTCCTTCTGTGTCTTGATTCTCCCAAGTGATCTTACAGGCCTCTTTTGCGAGTTCTATTAGCTTTGACTTATTTTCTTCGCTCATCTTATACCTCTGGCAATGCACTTTCTGTCTTTACTGTGATGTATGCCGGATCGAGCTCTGAAATATCCAGCACCACCGAAACGGTATTATCATACGGTCTTCCATTCCCGTGCAGTTTGATTAAGTATGTTCTGATATCTTCCAGAAACTTATACGAATCATCGTAAACGATTGTTCCGTCTTTGCTTCCTCCGATTCCGAAGAATACTTCTTCCGGCAAGCAAAGGATTGCCTGTCCAGTCTTCACTTCATTTGATCTTACTACTTCCGTTGGGAATGGGAATAAGTCTCTTACATATGCTCCCACCCCATTCAACACCGTAGTCGCCGGCATAATCTTCTTCAGGTAATCCACCTGATTGCAGATTAACGTTACAGCATCAAATGCTCTCATTCTTCCTTTTTCTGTGACTGCTAATGTTGCTACGATATTCCCATATTCTGCCGGCGTAAAACTTTTAATTTTTACTGCTGTTTTTTCCGGATATCCTGTGGATGAATTGAAATCTACGCCCTCATGGATATCTCTATTTAATCCTATGGGCTGATTTTTTCCGTTCCCGCTTATAATTGCTGTTTCAATTCCGACATAAAGCGCTTCTCTTAAGATTGTGCGAATATAGTTATCCAAAAACTGCGGTCCGAGATCTAACATATCTTTCGGGATTACTGTATATGCGGTGAGTTTGCATAAGTTCACATCGATTTCTCTGAATGAAGATTCGATTTCTTTTTCGATTCTGGAATTGATTGCGCCCCATACTGCTGTCTGTTTTGTATGGTCATTCAGTATCCATCTCGTTAAGTATTTTACGTTCTGAAAATTAATCTTGTCGAGGAGTGGGTGCTTATCCTGCAAATCTTTCAACACATCCTGAATGATTGTTTCTGGCATTCCCCCCTCGATTCCTAACAAGTCTGTGAAAGCCTGCTTCGGATTCGCTTCTTTTCCCGCTTTGATTAACTTCTGGTAAAATTCATTTTCAGCATTAGTTAACTGTCGGTATCCTCTCTGTGCGAGAGCTCTCTCGTCATTTCCATATGTTTCATAGTCTTCTTTTACCATTTCGACTACATTCCCAAGAAAGCCCTGAAATGCTTCCCTTGCGCTTTCCTCATTTCCATCTTTTAAGGCTTTCTGGAATGCTGCAATTGTTTCCTTCTGTCTTGCTTCTAATACGTTTCCTAACATTATCTTTCCTCCTGTAAAAATATATTAAAAAAAGAATCTAAAATAGATCCTTCTTTTTCCTGTTCTCCCTCTCCATCCTTTGCGATTTCTTCGAATTCTCTTAAGACATCATCGAAATCAGACTGTTGCAGGGCTTTTTTCACTTTTTTCATGTTTTCACCGGCTTGTACAACCTCTTCCGTCTTTACTTTTTCTCTTTGCTCAATTTCATCGATAAAGCCGTATTGCAATGCTTCGTCCGGTCCTAACAAAGTTTCTTTTGACATCATTTCAGTAAGTTCTTCCTCACTTATTTTATCTGTCCTTTGCAGAATCAAATTTCTTGACGCTTTCATCCATGCGTCCAGCTTATCAGCTTCATTTCTTAATTCGTCCGCATTTCCTGCTACTACTGCCCACATATTATGCAGGAGTACGCTTGTGCCCTCTCCCATAATTCGTTTGTCGCAGGCCTGAAGAATTGTAAAAGCAATGCTGTGTGCTACGCCATCTACGTAACCTGTAATATGTGCCGGATGTCTTTTCAATTTGTTGTAGATTGCAGTCCCTTCTTTCACAGATCCACCGTTAGAATTGATATACAATTCAATTTCACCGTTTTCCGGAACTTCATCCAACAGTTTTTGAAAATGTTTCGCTGATGTCTCAGACTCATCTCTTCTATAGGTCTCCCAGTTGAATTCTCCATGTTCTTTGATGTCATCGTACAAGTAAATTTTTGTTACATTCCCTACTTTTTGGAATGTATAATAAAGTTTTTGGAATTTATACATCTCCTTCACCTCCCTCTGTTATATTTGTTTGACTTTCTACGCTTCCATAGTTTTTAGTAATTCTATATTTTTTACTCCACAGTTCGTTGAGCGGTTCTTTTTCCAGTTCCTCTCTCACTTCATCCGTGTTCAGTACGGAAGCTCCTATTAATTTATCTGCATTCGGTGCGACATCGAATATGTCTCTGTGTTTGATATTGCCCGAATAGCATTTGTAATAATTGCCTTTCACGTAATTCTGAAAGGTCGCTCTTTTGTTTAATGTTTTGGTAATTACATTTGCAAATGGATCTACTGCAAACGTTAAGAATACATCGCATACTTCCTTTAAACTTGTGACATTTCCCGTCATTAGCGTACTCGGAATCTTAAGGGCCTGTCCGACAATTTCGAAGATGTCTTTCCGCAGTTTTATCATGTCATCCGCTGTCTTGGCATCTTTCCCATTGTTATCTTCTACTAATTCTTCTCCGTCATATTCCACATATGTGGCGTATTCCTTTTCCATGTAGTCTTTTATATTTTTCGATATTACTTCTCTGAAATCTTTTTCGAATTGTTCGTCCCCAGCCTTTACCGCGTCTACTTTCAGCTTGTATTTTCTTCCGTTTGTATCCTTAAATGCTCTTGCTGCTGTCCTTAACATTTTCCCATAATCTTCATATATTCCATCTACAAGGCTTCTTACGCTTTCATCTTCCATCTTGAAGAGATAAACATCTTCTGCCCGGAAGGTTTTATTTAATTGCAATCCTCCCTCTAAAACCACGCCGTCATAAAGATTTCCTATTATTGGTCTCTCTTCCCGTACACTAAAGCTTTCAGCGCAATGTAGCTCCCCATGTATTTCGACAACCAGGGCTCCTTCTCTGTTTTCGAACATTTTTCGTATTACCTTGTGCCAAAAGTAATTGCTGTTTTCATTTTTGTTTGGTGCAATATTCAGTCTGTAGTAATCTAAATTCTTTACTCTTTTCTTATTTTCAAAAACTCTCATTTCGCACATACTTATTGCATTTGCGATATAGGATCTGGCTGTATAGATCGCCATCTCTTTGTAGTAAAGCTCTGCGGGTATTTCGATTACTACCGATTCTGTTGTTCCGATTTTCACTTTTTTAATAAATCTTGCCAAAAAATCTTGTAATCCCATTTTAATCTCCTAACAAACCGTTGCCATTCTTCGTCTTCCTATTGTTCTTCTTTGCTTGATCTTATCTTCTTCCGTTGATGCTGCTACATATGCCATAAAACCATCTGTTTTCCTTGACTTTTCTTCCTGCTTCTCATAGGTAATATTCCCTTTTTTATCTTGTACCGCTTTTGCGTTCCACGTATACCATCTCATGATTTTCGATGTTCCCCATGCTAACAAATGCCTTGAAAACACATACCCGATAACAACAGAAACTTTCATAATGTCAGATGGTCTTACCATCTTAATATTTTTCTTTTCATGGCTAAAGCCAAGTTTTTTCAATCCTTCGCTTAATAGAGCGAAGCGGAAGCTGTCAATTGCAACGCATTCAATTATATATATTTTCATTTTCTCTTCTAGCCACTCCATAACCAAATCGGGAGATATCTCCGGTTCGTCTACAAAAGTAAGTACTCCTTCCTCCTCCGCTTCTCTTAGCGGAAATTTAATTCGCGGAAGATCTTTTGAGTGTTTGCATACCCATGTGTGGTGCAGCCAGTATCTTTTTTCTTCTACTTTGAATAATAGCCCCGCGACTACAAAGTCATTTGTCTTTGCAAAGTCAATCCCGCACACACACGAATACCCCTTTAGATCCGGTAATTCCTTGGTTGCTTCCACCAGATTATCCCAGTCGGTTATTGCATATTCGTCCTGTCCCGGCGGTCGATTCATTCTTTTCGTCATGAACGCCATGTGATTGATTGGATCTCTTTTATATTCTGCATACTCCATCAACATTTCGTGCATTAGATCCGGAAAGTATCTTAGCGATGGATTCGCTTTTTGCCAGTTCTTTTGATTGTGCACCTCTTCTGGTCTATCCAGCCAACAAATAAACGGTAAGGTTCCATTATCCGGTAATCGTCCATTTAGGATATCTACTAAATCTTCAATCAGTCTATCAAGCGGACCATCTCTTACGTCCCCCTGCGTTGTTATAATCGTCTGCCTTGGATGTTTCTTTTTTCCTAATCCTGTAACTGCTACTTCGATTAGTTTATAATCTTGATACGCATGGTACTCATCAAAATCGACTTTTCCCGGCCTGCCTCCATCCTTTGTCCCCGGTGCTCTTGTGTGATATTTGATTTTCGATCGCGTCTTTCTGTTGGTAATGCATTCAAGATTCCATTTGAAATAATTCTTGAAATAATCCTTGTTGTCTTCCAATACGTTGTAGATATCTTCGAATGTTGCCTTTGCCTGATCTTCCGAAGTTGCAAACATATCAATGTTATATTCTTTCACTCCGTTAATTGGTGTGATCAGTGCGAAGTCTTCAAATGCAAGATATCCATTTTTTCCAGCTCCACGTCCTACGATAATTACCAGTTTTGGAAACCTTAGCTGTCCTTTCTTTGTATATACGCAATTGTGCAAAGCGAAGCAAAATTTTTCCCATTTTAGCAGTTTGTACGGAAAATGCTTTTGCAACCCAAAGTATCTCTCTAACTGTTTTTCATCTACATAAACATCTTCCTCTGTGAAAACTTTTTCCACGAAATCACAAAGAAGCAGCTGCTCTTTACATACAACTGCTTCTTCGCTTCTTACAAATTCTATATATTCGTCGATTGCTTTACAGATCTTCATCTACATCCTCGCTCCCTGTTGGAGCATCTGTCGTCAGCCCCATTTCTTTAAGCATGGACATCATCTGCTTTTCAACAGCGACTAAATCTTTCACGGATTGATTCTGTTTTGTAATCTCAAAACCATTTGCGGACAGCGTTTCGTAGGACACGCCTCTCTTTTTTATATCTTTTTGCAATGCTTTTTTTATGTTATAAAGCTCTAAATAGTCCAATATTAGGTCATAAAAATGGGGTACATTCGCATTTTTTACCTCTAACTGCTTTATAAGTGATTCCTTGATTTTCCCCGCGGTTGGAGCTCTTTTCCTTTCCATTTTCTCACCAACTTTTTTATCTTTTTATCACGCGCGAGCCAGCACGGTAAAGTCGTGCCCCTTCCCCGTTGTTTGGTTCCCCCAGTAGAAAGGGGATATGGGGTACCGGGGGCTATACTTTTGTAAAAAATTTTTCTGAATACATTCCGTCAATGCCCTTTAATATTAAAAATGTATTGCAGCATGATCTTCTTACCTCTTCCACTATATATTCTTTCTTTCCGAAGAGATCTGCGTAATGATACTGCATTGCCCGTCTATATTCATGCCCAGTAAATATAACTCTATCTCCTGCTTTCATTACCATCGTTCCTCTGTTACTTTCTTCTTTGGTTTGTACTGCATTCTCTTATGTGCTCTATCATGGCAGTCATGGCAAAGCGGTATAAGATTGTCGTACTGTTTCCCTTTGTATTGATAACGCCTGCTCATTGCTAATTCCGGATGTGTCTTAACAAACTGCACGTGATGTACTGTCTCTGCCTTACTTATTATTCCTTGTTCCTTACACCACTTACACTCGTAATGTTTTTCCTTTAATATGCTTTCTCTAAGCGCTATCCATTCTTTACTCTTGTAGAATACATAGAGTCTGTTTTCTTCTATTAATTTCTTAATTTTATTTGCGGTCCACATATTTTCTCCGATTGCTGGGGCAGGACTCGAACCTGCGACCTCCGGCTATTAAAACCTTTGTGCTTCCATCCGCACCCCCCAGCGCCATTATAATCTACAATCACATTTCCTTTGTTCTATCAACAACAATAACTTTCTTCTTCCTTTGTGCGTACATTCATAATAATATTCCCTCCCTTCATTCGTGTATATTTTTTTACAGTATTCACACTGATTACATCTTATTATTTTCTTTTCTGCTTTTTTTCTATTTGCTGTATACCCCGGACATCCTGCTTCCGCCGGACAGTTTTCGCCTTTCTTTAATTCGTAATAATATTTGCATTGCATATTTTTGCATGGTGTTCTCATATCTTCTCCTTTTTACTAAAATACAAAAGACACCCGACTATTCGGATGTCTTTACTTCTTCAATAAATTGTTTCATTAATTCTGTTATTTTACTGGCTTGACTTACTCCCACTTCCTTGCAGGCTTCTTCAAACTCTTCTACTATATCTCTCTTCAACTTGAACCCTTTTGTCATCCAGCCTGCTTTCTTCTGATACTTCTCTGATGCTATCGTTTGTGGTGTTGGATTTCCTTTTGGCATTTCTTCCACTCCTTCCATAATCTTGGTATTATATCTATCAATAGATAAACAGATGCCAATATAAGAAGAATGGTAGAATAAATATTTTTGCCAGATGCAATAAAAGAAATAACAGCAAATAGTAAAAATAATTCTCTAAATCTTATACTTTTCATTTTTCTACAGATGAGTTATACTTTTAAGGAAGGTTAGTGAACTGGAGCTTTCGCTCCATATCACCTTCCTTTGCGTTTTTATTTGAGAGCTTCGATAAGATTTGCAATCCCTGTTAATAACGTTCCTAGCGCAATTAACGATTCGATTATCAATCTTGGTAAGCTCTCTTTTTTCTTTTTCTTCTTACCCATCTGTCTTTCACCTCCTTGCAAGTATATATTACAATATGGTTAACCATATGTCAATACTTTTTAGAGGTTTTCTCTTATTTTTTTGACGGTATCATAATAACACACTTTTATGTCCTGTGATTGGTGATGTTTATAAATATTTTTCTCTTACTCTTATACCTTCTTCGATAATAACCAGTAAAACTTTCTTCTTGTTCTGTAATATTTCTGGTCTCCACATGGTATCTTTTTAGCGTCTTTGAGATACCTATACGTCGCATAATCTGTCGTGACGCCTTCCAGTATGTATTGATACAATTCCGGATCTGCTTCTATGGCTGTCTGTTCTATAGTCTTGCACTTCTCTTCGAGCTCTGTCCGTCGGATTGCCAAACTCTCCGTTGCACTTCCGATACTTGGACTTCCTTTCCCTTCTTTCCCATACTGGATTGCTTTCACAGTATCTTTCATATTGGCCAACTCTCTTCTCCAGTCTTGGTACTGTAGACAATGATGCTTCAACTCCAAGAATCTATGTTTGTTTATCCCGTATTTCTTTTCCGATATCGGTCTTTCGTCCGGCATCTAAAATCACCTCTCTTCCAGTCTTTTTGTCTCTCACTCCGGTTACCTCAAAGCCTAGTCTTCTTGCCACTATACAGAGTGCGCTTAAGTCTTCTTTCTTCCCGTGTGGTAATCGATTATAACTTCTTATCGCTCTATCAGCTGTTGGATCTCTATAACCTTCCTCATTCATGGTTGTCCTCCTGTCCTGCTGCCGCCTGTGGCTCTTCCTCTCTACACAATTCCCAGTATTCACATCTTAAGCAACAGCTCTTACACTTCTTCTTTCTGGACTTTCTGATCCAGTGTATGAATCTCTCTAACATTACGCCTCCTGCATTTGTTTCTGTATGCTCTTATGTATGCCTTTTCTCTTATCATGGGCTCTTTGTTTCTTTTACGCTCATTGTTGCTTTTGTAACACTTGTTTCTAGCCAAAGCCCATAATGTAAGTGCTTGCCCCGTTTCCCTAAACGCTTTCGCTATTATCTCTCCTGTCTTTGCTATTGCCTCTGCCGCTGCTATCGTTACCTCTCTAACCTCTTCGTATATCATTCTTCTTCCTCTCTTTCTGCATCCGGTCCCTCTCCGTACTTTTCTGCACATGCTTTACTGTCTGGAAAGAGGAACATACATGGACCTTCCATGATACTGCACCCGTATCCGTGCCATTCATCTGTGTGATATGCTGCTTTACATTTTCCTGCTGCCATCTTCTAGTATTCCTCCACTTCATTTTCATATTTTTTACAATATCCATTCCGATATGCTACACACTCTTCTTTTATGCAGGCATTTAATATCGGTCTTACAAAGTCTCCGTTTCCTATGAATGCTGCCTTTACTTCTTCTTTTCCCGTTAGGTCTGGACAAAATTTAATTTTCATGGTTCCATCTCCCTTTTTACGTCGTATTTCTTTGCCATATACCCTACAGCATCCGTAATCTGATATGGCGGACGCTGGAATCTCTCCCTTGCCTTGTCTGATACCTTGCACTCTTCCAGCTCCTCATGGTGCTGCTCCCGATC